CGCCGCCAGAGGTCGCAAAACCCGATCTGCTCGATCGCGTCCATATAGTGTGCTGTCGCGTCGATCGCCCCCGCTTCGTCGAGATATGGGCGGCAGGTATTGAAGTCGCCGATGGCCAATGCACGGTTTGCGCTTTGCGAAGAGAGGGCAGCGATCAGCGCTTCCCAATAGGGGATTTTCGCGAGCAGGTTCGGCATGTAGATGCCAAGGAGCCGAAACGTGTCAAAATTGACACTGACCATCCGGTAAGGCTCGGGCAATCCCATCTCAACGGCGCCATGTTCGTGAAAGGGGCGCCGGGCAGCCACAAGCACGCCGTTGCGGCTGGGCGGAGGGACAAGTGTCGTTGCGTGTCGATAGCCGAGCGCATGCAAGGCTGCACATAGCCGCGGTGCCGACGGGTTCTCGCGATATTCTGAAAGAACCACGATATCGGCGTCGTGACGCTTCAGCGCCTCGGCAATTCGGGGCAGCCGGGATCCGCCTCCTTGTCGGATGTTCCAAGCGAGCAGCCGCATTTGGCCGGAGCTTACTCCGTCTCGGGCACGGCAGTAAGCTCGCTGGCGTAGGCACCGCCCGTGACACTCCTCCTCGACGCCGTAGAGCATAATGGGTTGAAAGGTTCGGAATTGGCACGAGGCGCCCGTCCGCGACGCCAGCCTATCGGTCTCTAACGGGCCGCAAAGCGGACCCTAAGCGCGGTTTGGCTTTATAAACAGTCGCCCTAGGTCAACGCTGAGTGCGACTGACTTAGTTAGCTGTCTTCAGCTTGGCACTTGCCCGTGTGAACTGAAACAGTGGAACAATCAGCCCATCGTCCATAATGGCTTTACAAGTGTGTTGTGCCGCAGTGCACATCACCATTGCCGCGCCGCAATTACGCACTATATGTTGCAGTCTTACGAGTACATTTTATTCGAAATACAGTCTCGAACTTTCGAATAATTTTTGAAAGGAATATATTCTGGAGGCATTCAATGGCGGGACACAAGGGTTCGCGAACCGGGCGCTGCCAGGGCTGCAATCATGTCGAACGCGCACGGATCGAGCGCCTTCTTGCGGCGGGAGCGTCGGTCAAGGGAACAGCGCGAAAATTCGATATCGACTATCATGCACTACGTCGCCACTGGATTAATCATGTATCACCAGAGGCGCGAGCGGCATACATTGCAGGCGCCGGCGCGACCAAAGATCAGCTCGAAGCGATCGTTGCGGACGAGTCTCTCGCGTTGGTCGACCATTACCGGATTACCCGTAGCGGGCTGTACCGCGCCTTCAGCGCAGCATGCGAGGCCGGCGATGGAAGCGTGCTGGCGATGCTCGCCGGTCGCCTGCATGAAAACTTTCACGATTGCGGCCGACTGACAGGCGAGCTGCAGCGCGGACCACTGTTGAATATCCAGAACAATGTTCTGGTCAATCCTGATTATTCGAAAGCGATCGCACGGATCGTGAGCGCGGTGGCGCCATATCCGGAAGCGCGCCAGGCCGTGATTGCGGCACTGCGCGATCTCGATGCCACGAGCGGCGGCTCACAGTTGCTCGAAGATCATCGCCATGAAGGAGCTCTGATCGATGGCTAATTCCTTTGCTGCGCAGCTCGCCGATGCGCTGGAAACCTCCTGGCCAGCGATCGCGCGGCCAAACCAACTCCCTCCGCCTGGCGGTTGGTGGCAAGTTTGGCTACTACTCGCCGGCCGGGGCTTTGGAAAAACGCGCACCCTGTCGGAGTGGGTTTGCGAGCAGGTGGCCTCGGGGCGAGCCAGCAGGATTGCCCTCGTCGCCGCCACTGCCGCCGATGCGCGCGATGTCCTGGTGGAGGGCCAAAGCGGCATTCTGGTGGTCGCGCCGTCCCCGTTCCGTCCGATCTACGAGCCCTCGAAACGGCGGCTGACCTGGCCCAACGGCGCTATTGCGACAACATTCAGCGCGGAGGAGCCCGATCGGTTGCGCGGTCCGCAGCATGATGCGGCGATCTGTGACGAATTAGCTTCGTGGTCACGCCCCGAGACCTGGGACATGCTGCAGTTCGGCCTGAGACTGGGACGTCACCCACGCTGTCTCGTCGCGACGACGCCCCGGCCGACAAAGCTGATCCGGGAATTGTTGGCCCGCGAGGGCCATGACGTCGTTGTGACGCGCGGTTCGACCTACGAGAACCGCGCAAATCTGGCGCCAGGATTTTTCGACCAGATCATCCGCAAATATGAGGGAACACGCCTCGGTCGGCAGGAGCTGGACGCGGAACTGCTCGACGACACGCCGGGGGCGTTGTGGTCGCACGCCATCATCGATGCCGTTCGACTGTCGGCCGTCCCGGTGCTACAGCGCATCGTAGTCGCGATCGACCCCGCCGTGACGTCTGGCGAGGATGCCGATGAAACCGGCATCGTGGTGGTCGGGATAGACCATCAGGGTCACGGCTATGTACTGGCTGATGCCTCGGGGAAATATCAACCTATCGAGTGGGCGAAAATCGCCATCGCGGCTTATCGGGCGCATCACGCGGAGCGGATCGTGGCCGAAGTCAACAACGGGGGCGATATGGTCGAAAACACGCTTCGCATGGTCGACCCCAATGTGCCATTCACCGCGGTCCGGGCGAGCCGCGGGAAAGTGACGAGAGCCGAGCCCGTTTCGGCGTTGTACGAGCAGGGCAGGATGCACCATGTCGGTACGTTCCCGCAGCTTGAGGATCAGATGACGAATTTCACATCGGATTTTGACCGTCAGGCGGCTGGTTATTCGCCGGACCGCGTTGACGCGCTGGTCTGGGCTGCGACCGATCTGCTGATCGAACCGATGAGCAATTGGGGCCTATTCGAGCTGTACCGGCGCAGAGCGGCAGCCACTGAGGCCGAAAAAAGGGGCGAGGAACCACCGCCGATCATCCGCGAACCAGAGGATGGATACAAAAGACCGAGCTTGCAGGAGGTTTACGACAACGCGAAAATTCAGTTCAGACATCTGCTTCAAAATCGCTCGTAACAGCCCGCCATTGAAGCCATGTTAAGCAATGACAGCCGCTTTGGCTTACACGACGTCCATCGTAGGCCATGGAACGGGGCACCGGAGAGAGTCATGGCCCCTATTTGCGGGAATGAAGAAGGGGAAGCTGCTCACCCGTCAATGGCTGGTTCAACCAGATCGTGGCTGACGGACGGTCGAGAATATAACCTTCATGGATTGGTGTTTTCGTCTCGCGCCATCTCGGATTTGATCCGTTGCACTGCGCTGGTACCGGTGCCGCACTCGCGCGCTGTCGTCAGAATGCCTTTGCCGCTTGCCAGCGCCGTGCGGATTGCCGCTTCTTTCGTCGTGCCGATCCTCGCCCGGCCGATCGGCCTGCCGCTCTTGGTGCCTTTCTCTCGAGCTCTGACAAGTCCGGCATGGATCCGTTCCTGAATGATCGCGCGCTCGAATTCGGCAAATACCCCGAGCATCTGGAAGAGCGCCCGTCCGGCGGGGGTGGTGGTGTCGACCGCTTGCTTTTCGAGATAGAGATCGCACCCAGCGGCGTTGAGTTCGCCGAGAAAGCCGACGAGATCCTGCAACGATCGGCCAAGGCGGTCGACCGACCACGCGGCAACGACATCGATCTTGCGGCGCACGACCTCTTTCAAAAGCCGATCGAACTCGGGCCGTCTGTCGCGGCCTTTGGCGCCGCTGATGCCTTTGTCGGCAAATTCCTCGGCGATGACCCATCCCGGCCGCCGGCCCATTGCCTCGGTGAGCGCTTGGCGCTGATTATCGACGGTTTGTCCATTTTTGGTCGAGACCCGAAGGTAGAGGCCGACTCGTTTCATCATGCGTGTTACATACCATAATCACACGTTTTCAGTATAGCGCATTTCGCGCTTCGCAAGCAAGAAAATCTGCCCTTCTCGACAGGCAATTCCGAAGGGGATTTCGGTATAGTGTTCTGGGAGGGGTGATCTCCATACTGGAACGATTCTTGGTGCCGTAAGAGCGGAACGGGAAATAACAGGGCAAAAACCCAGCATTTCCGCCATTTTTGGATGTCAATTTCCCGCCTATCAAAC